GTTTGTCCAGGGCGTTGACCAGATTGGTAATGATTTGTTCTTCAAGCGTGGAAGTGTTGAAGAGCTTAAGGCTGTGGCTATGGCTGATCCAAACTGTGCAGGATTTAATACTCTGGGCTTCTTCAAGTCAAAAATTGATAAGAACTTTCTGCAGCCTTCACAATATTTTGGTGAGACGGATGGAGTATATATCAAAAACAGTTTGTGTTGCAACTGTTTCCAAAACAACAGGTCGTACAAGTCACATATTTGCCGTTGTAATATATCGTTTCTGCGTGACAAGCAGCTCATATTGCCAAACTAGAAAACGCTAAGTATGCGCCAATAATAACTTTTTTCATGTTTTTCCCTTTGTTAAGTTACTTTTGTTGACTATAAAACTCTGCTTCTCTGTTTTTCCTTTGCTCAATGGCATTGGCAAGCAGTTTACGCAACCACATTGCACCTCCCAGACTCTTGAATTCATCTTTTAACGGCTGAGTAACCCTGACTGCAATTTGAATGGTTGATCCTGTTAGTTCTGATGGTGGTCTAGGCATGGGTTTTGTCTGTTGGTTAAAAGAAAACACATTGTTGTTTGTGTCATACAGTTTGACAATTAGGGAAAGTCCTAATGTTCTACATTATATATTGTGTAATACACTACGATCTTAACAACTTGAAAGGTGTCAAATGAAACAACCCGAATCCTCTTGGAAACCCTTGTTTGCTGACGAAAGCAGAGAGAAATGTCCATATACCCGATGTGGCTCATTGCAGTTTGAACAAGGCATTTATCGTTGTTACCACTGCGATTCTAGGTTTTACCTTGATGAACGCACACTTGAAGAAAGCTACAACGATGAGCAAGTTTAACGAACCCACTGTTTTGCCAGAACCAAAAACGCAACAGCAGTTCTACGATGAATTGCGAAATGGCGTGATTGAAGAAGTTGCCAAAGAAATAGAAAAGATGAAAATATTTGGCAATGACACACTGAGCAGTTTTGCCATTTACATCAGGGGTATGAAACGATGACACAAGATGAAATTATTGAGATAGCTTCACAGGTGTATGGTGAATGTGTTTGGCATGAATCTGCTTTGTTGCGTCTTGAAGCCTTTGTCAAACTGGTAGCCGCCAAAGAGCGTGAAGCCTGTGCAAAAGTGTGTGATGAATTTAATTTTGGGCAAGCTGCAATGATGATTCAACGAGCCATCAGAGCCAGAGGTGAAGCATGAAATCAGCATTCGATTACAAAGACCAACCCTCTATCTGGCTGACAGATACCAAACTCAAACGACTCAAACAAGGAGAGGAATTTGCAAAAAAAAGACAAGATAAACGAGATATAAACGACAAAGAACAGGTATTCTTTTACTCAAAAGCAATATCCAAAAGAAAATGATTCAACAAATTCGCACATTCTTTGGCAGAGAAAGAGGCTCAAAAGGCAACAGAAAAACCCATGTCGTCATGGGAATCGCTTGGCTTTGCTTAGGTTGTGGGAAAGTGTTCACTAACAAACGACTTTCAGAGATTCATAAATGTATTAGGGAAACTCCCTATATCAACTATGATAATGTCTGACAGAATACACACATTGATAGGTTTTTAACAGGAGTGAAAAATGAATGAAGTTATTCAAAGGGCTAGATGGGCAGCTCTACAAGAGCTAAACGATGACGACATAATGGACTCTATACAGGGTTCTGTTGCCATTCCCTTGGCAATCAAGCAAGGCGATTGGAACGATGCGCTAGAGCTTCTTAAAAGGCGCATAGAAACCAAAATCACACGATTGGCAGAGTTATCTTTTCATGGAATGGTTCAGACCCCTTGGATTGATGATGATGAAGAATTGCGTGAGTTGCGAAACCTCTGGGTGTTGCGTGAAGCATCTCGTGTTGCGCTTGAAAAAGAACGCATTGAGATAGAGAAAGATCGCAAAGCAAAGATGGATGCACAGTTTCAACAAATGTTTGACGAGTAAACCATGAAAACAAAAAATTCAATAGCCAACTTCCTAGAGGAAAATCAAGATGAATATTTTTGCCAATTTTGTACAAAGCCTAAAGAAACCCTTTCAAAGATCTGCAAGTGCTCTGGCGAGTACTTCAAATTGCGAGACTTTAATTTTGATACCCAATTCTCTATCTGCAAAGAAGTCCTTAAATCGAAAAAGACAGACACAGGAGAAGACTTTGTTTGACTATGCAACCATACTCATGCGAATTGAGCAAAACACAAAAAAATTGTCAGATAAGTGCTTGAATAATGAACTACAAAACTTTTTTCAAACACTTTCAGCAATCCACAGCGACCTAACGCTTCTAGGTATGTGGGCAGTAAACAAAGAAGCACAACAAATCTTAAATGATACTTTTAAACAGGAGTGAAAATGAATCAAGAACAGGTGTTAAGTCTTCTCAGTAAGAATGTCAACGAACATACTGAGAAAAAAGGAAATTTGACATATCTTTCATGGGCGTGGGGTTGGGCAGAAGCTCTCAGAGTTGATCCTGATGCAACCTACAAAGTTGAGATGTTTGGCGACAAGTGTTACATGGACATAAACGGCACTGCAATGGTGTTTGTAACTGTCACCATGTTTGGCAAACCAATGACTTGCCAACTTCCAGTGATGGACTTCCGAAACAAAGCAATCCTCAGTCCTGATGCGTTTGCAGTCAACACTGCCATTATGCGTTGCATGACTAAGGCATTGTCTCTGCATGGCTTGGGTTTGTATATCTATGCAGGTGAAGACTTACCAGAGGGTGAATCTGACCTCGATGTGAACACAATGATTGACCATTTGGCAGCAATTGATTCAGCATCCACACTTGAGGAATTGAAGAATGTCTACACTGTTGCTTACACTGCTTGCGGTGCTGATAAAGGCTGGCAAAAGAAAGTAATTGATGCAAAAGAAAAGCGTAAAGGAGCATTGAAATGAACAACCCACCAGCATTTCCATTCCCCGCCTACACATACCCAAATGGCGAGTTCAATCAAGGAGAGGACGGCATGACCTTGCGTGATTACTTTGCGGCAAAAGCTATGCAAGGCTATTGCTCAGACCCCGATTGGCGACAAGACATGACACCAACTGATACTGCATTTGCCGCTTATACACAAGCAGACGCAATGCTGAAAGCGAGGAAAGCATGAGCGATATTGAACAAGGCACACCTGAATGGTTTGCACAGCGTTGTGGAAAAGCTACAGCATCCAGAATCTCTGACATTGTTGCTAAGACTAAGACGGGCTACAGCACAAGCAGAGCAAACTACATGGCTCAATTGGTCGTGGAACGCATGACTAACCAAGTAGCAGAGTCTTACAGTAATGCTGCTATGGAATGGGGAGTCGAGCAGGAAGTTTATGCTCGTGCGGCTTACGAGTCTAAAACAGGCAATATGGTCGATCAGGTAGGTGCTATTGACCACCCAAGGATTGCCATGTCTGCCGCCTCTCCTGATGGTTTGGTGGGTGATGATGGATGCTTGGAGATCAAGTGTCCAAATACTGCCACACACATCGAGACATTACTGGGAGATGAACCCGCAAAGAAGTATTACGACCAGATGCAGTGGCAAATGGCCTGTACAAACAGAAGTTATTGTGAATTCGTCAGCTTCGATCCACGAATGCCAGCGCACTTACAACTGTTTGTCAAAAGAATCGAGCGCAATGATATTTATATTGCAGAACTCGAAAGTGAAGTTATCCAGTTTCTTGCGGAAGTGGATGACAAGGTTAAAAAACTCAATGAAATTAAGGTGTAAATATGGAACTTACTTTATCAAAATTGCATGAATTGTTTGATTACAAAAATGGAAATTTGATATGGAAATTTGCCAAATCACGCAGAGTCAAAGCTGGAGATATTGCTGGGTGTTTAGATGAATATGGATATATCCTGATTGGAGTTAATGGAGGTGTTTATAGAGCGCATCGTTTAATTTATTTTTATCATCATGGGTATTTTCCATTGTTTATCGATCACATTGATGGGAATAGGGCAAACAACAAAATTGAGAATTTAAGAAGTGTAACTACATCTCAAAACGCAATGAATCAAAAAATTAGCACAAGAAATTCATCAGGAATAAAAGGAGTAATGTGGCATAAAAGAGATAAAAAATGGGTTGTTCAATTAAGAGTTAATTCCAAGAATCATAGTTTTGGATATTTTGATGATAAAGAGTTGGCAGAGTTAGTTGCTATAGAGGCAACTAATAAACTGCATAAAGAATTTTCAGCATACAAAGGAGTGTTAAATGGATAATATCCAGCGGGATAATAGTGGCGTTTTATTTAAAAATGAAAAGCGTGAGAAAGAATCTCATCCTCACTACAAAGGCAACATTCGTGTTGGTGGTCAGGAATTCTGGCTCTCAGCATGGATTAAAGAGGGCAAGAACGGTAAGTTCATGGGATTAGCTGTCAGCCCCAAGGAAGATCAACCAAGCCAACCTCAAAGCAAGCCTAAAGCCAAGATTGAGGACATGGATCAAGATATACCTTTTTGATGTGATTCAATGGGGAAAGCGCAAGTGAGTACCCACTAACTTAACAGGAGTGAATATGATTCATTATCACGGACTTCCAATAACACCAACGCCTGTAGCTAATTATGCAGTTCAAGCAGGTCATGCGTTTGTTTCGTATGCACATCCAGAACAAATAGCAACCGCCATTGATGTGGCTCAATCTTTTGCTATTGACAATGGGGCATTTAGCGCATGGAAATCAGGAGAACCAGTAACAGATTGGCAACCTTTTTACGATTGGGCATTAAATCTAAAAAAAGTACCTTCCTGCGATTTTGCCGTTTTACCTGATGTTATTGATGGGACAGAGGAAGACAATGATGCCCTGTTGCGGGATAACCCATTGCCACTATGGTTTGGCGCACCTGTTTGGCATATGCACGAATCCCTTGAAAGATTTGAACAATTAGCCAACACCTATGTTCGGGTTTGCATTGGCAGTTCAGGCGAATACGCAACCATTGGTACTTTTCAATGGTGGTCAAAGATGGGGCAAGCAATGAGGGTAATTTGCGATGATTTAGGCAGACCATCCTGTAAATTGCATGGTTTACGAATGTTAGACCCTGCAATATTTACAAAACTTCCTTTTTGTTCTGCTGATTCCACAAATATTGCCCGAAATGTTGGTATGGATGGGAAATGGAGAAGCGGAAACTATCCACCACCAACAAAAGAGGCAAGAGCTCAAGTTATGAGAAGTAGGATTGAGGCGCACAATGCCCCGCCAGTTTGGGGTTTTCATCAAGTTGAACAAGGAGTATTACTATGATTTACGCAGGAATTTACATTGCAGCATTGGTTGCCGCCAACCTTTTGGTTGCATGGTTAGGAGTTTGGTTTAGCCTAGTCAATGCCTTTGTCTTGATTGGATTGGACTTGTCTTTGCGGGACAAACTTCATGATTTGTGGGAAGGTGATAAGTTGCCCATAAAAATGGGCGGTTTGATTGCAACGGCAAGTATTGTTTCTTATGCCATCAATCCAGCCACAGGAATGATTGCATTTGCTTCTTTGGCGGCTTTTAGCCTATCAATGGTAGCTGATTCACTGGTTTACCAATATCTTAAAAATAAAAAATGGATGATTCGTACTAATGGTTCAAATGTTGCTGGAGCTGCTGTTGATTCTGTAGTATTCCCAACAATTGCTTTTGGTGGTCTGATGCTTGAAATTGTTGCATTGCAATTCGTGGCAAAAGTTATTGGTGGTTTTGTTTGGAGTAAATTTTTAAATAGGAGTGAATGATGAGTAAATTAGACGATATACATTTTGGCGGTGAAGTGAAAAGATTCTTTGACTTACCTATCTTTGGCCGGGTTAGAAAGTCTGACCCGATTACCAGTTATGAGGCTGCTGACTCAGCACAAGAGTTTGCTTCCGATCATTTCAACATGATTATGGGTGCTTTAAGGACTCATGGTGCGCTTGGAAAAGACGGAATA